AGTCAAGGTGTTCAACTTCGAAATGGACGATAACCTGTCGCTGGACGAAGAGTACAAAACGAGCCTAAAGAAGCTGTATAAAGGGCTGTGGTACAAGAGAAACATTCTTGGGCTGTGGGTTCTTGCAGAAGGAGCAGTCTACGACATGTTCGAAGATGCCCACATCATCGACGATAGCAAGATGCCGCACGGATTCAGTCGTTACTTCATCGGCATCGACTTCGGCACATCGAATGCCACGGTTTTCTTGCTGATCGGGCAGAGCGGCGACAATCTGTATGTGCTAGACGAGTATTACTGGGACAGCCGCCAGACGGGCCGACAGAAAACGGTTGGGCAGTATAGCAAGGACTTGGAAGCGTTCATGGGCAAGAACGGCCTACAGTCGAACATTCGGATATTCATAGACCCGTCAGCTTCGCCGCTGATCGTCCAGCTACGGCAGGACGGCGTCAGCGGCGTTGTGCAAGCAGACAACTCCAGACGGGACGGCATTGCGGCAGTCAGTTCGGCGCTGTCGCAGAATAAGCTTTTCATCCATGAGAAATGCGTTATGACGATCAAAGAGTTCTACAGCTATACTTGGGACCCGAAAGCGCAGAAGCGGGGCCAGGACGAGCCAATGAAGCAGTTCGATCACGCGATGGACGCGCTTCGGTATCCGGTTTTTTCAGTATTCGGCAGACCACACATTGACGGGCCGATTCCAAAGCCTATGGGCTGGTAAATGACAAAGGGGTGAAACAATGGCGGACTTTTCGAACGACCCGAACGAGAACATATGGGGCACGCCCACGATACTTACAGACTTGTCATTCGTCCAGATCGGCGGCCAGTGGATTCCAAATAGTCAGACTGACAGATTGAGCACGTATCAGCAGAACCGCAAACTTTTCGAATCGAAGCATGAACTTGTTTATAAAGACTGGGTGCGGCTGTTGCGTGATGACCAGCAAGCGACGATGCGGCTGATATTCAACTGGCATAAACGCCTGTCTGTGCTATGGGCTGATCTGTTGCTCGGAGAACCGCCTAAATTCAGCGTACCAGGCAAGGAAATTGCGGTAGGTGACAAGGACGGCGACGGGGATCAGGATATTGACAATCCGAATCAGGACGCACTGGACCGCATTCGGGAAGACAACAGCCTGGACCTTGTTGCCTACGAAGTCGCAATTGACGTGAGCCGCTTCGGCACGGGCGTGTTCAAGGTCAGATTCGTGCCAGGGAAGACAGCGATCATCGAACCAGTCAATCCGTCGCTGTGGTTTCCGGTCGTGCATCCTGACAACGTCAAAGACGTCATAGCGCATGTGATCGCGTGGGACTTCAAGGTTCCGAAGGCTGGAATGCCTGGCGTGATCGCAAAGATCGGGATTGGCGCAGAGTACGACGTCCACATGAAATGCGAGATCCACGAAAAGGGCAAAATCACATACCGCGAATTCCTGGTGAAAGACGGTCGGTTGTCATCGCTTCTGTCCGAATTCGAGGAAGAAACAAACATTGACGACTTCCTGATCGTTCCGGTTCACAATCTTGTCACGACCGATCGGGCCACGGGGCTGGACGACTACACCGACATTGACAGCATCGTTCAGGAATTAGAAATACGAGCCAGTCAGATTGCGCGCATCCTGGACAAGCACAGTGACCCGTCGATGTACGGGCCAGCGACAGCGCTCATCAAGGACAAGGCCACGGGGCAGATGGTCATTCGCGGCGGCGGGCAGTTCTATCCGTTGGAGCACGGCGACAGTCCGCCAGGGTATGTCGTGTGGGACGGACAACTGGAATCGGCGTTCAAAGAGTTCGACACGTTGATGGAGCAACTGTATTTCTTGTCAGAAACAAGTCCGGCGGCATTCGGTCAACTGAAGTCAGGACTGGCGGAATCCGGTTCGGCATTGCGTCGACTGATGATGGCGGCGCTGGCAAAGGTGAATCGGATCCGAATGCGCTTTGATCCTGCGTTGAAAAATGTCTTGTTCCTTGCCAGCCAACTAGAACTACAACAGCGGCTGAAGGGCGCAGTCGATCTGACGAACGAGTCAATCACGATTGACTGGCAGGACGGTCTGCCACGCGATGAGCAGGAAGTCACGAATGTCGAAGTCGAACGCTACACGGCGGGGCTGTCGAGCCTAGAATCCAGTGTGCGGCGGCTGTATAACCTGGAAGGCGATGCGCTTCAGGATGAGGTCGAGCGGATCAAAGAAGAAAAGGCCGCGAACAGTGTGGTCCCGCCAGCCCAGCCGATGGTTGTGCCGCCGCTCCACGACAAACCGGATAACAAGGGGCAGAACTTTAACCAGACGCCTACGAATCCGCTGAAAGGCGGAGATCCGTTGACGCCGCCAGTGAAGCCGAAGGGAGCATAATCTGAATGGCTGGCAAGAACGAAGAACTGGTCGCATTCAGCGATGCCGAAGCCGCAAAGCTGGTCAAGCTGTACCAGGCGGCTGAAAAGGAACTAATCAACGAAGTCAGTCGCGGCATCGTCAAGGGTAATGAGACGACCTATGTGCGCGGCATCCTGTCGAATGTGAAGACGATCCTGTCCGAACTGGAACAAGGCTCGCGCCAGTGGTCGCAATCGGCTATTCCGGCAGTCTATACGAAGGCGATCGAAGAAGCCGACGCGCAAATGGCCGCCGCGCATGTCGCGGCAGGGTTCGGGGCTATCCACCAACAAGCCGCGAACATCTTGGCGCAGTCGACCTATGGGCGACTTCAGGATATGACGGCGTTCATAGGGCGGCGCGTGGATGACCTGTTTCGGTCAATATCGCTGGCGTCGGTGCGCGGTACGATCGTTGGGTATGATAGCTGGCAGAAAGCCGCAAAGAAGATTCGGGACGGTCTAGCAGAGAACGGCATTACAGGATTCGTAGACAAGGCAGGGCGCGCGTGGGACATGTCCACCTATGCCGACATGGTCAGCGTAACGACAACGATGGAAGCGCATCTGGAAGGCACACGCAACCGCCTATTGGAAAACGGTCAGGAACTGGTCATGATCAGCGAACATGGCGGGTCATGTCGGCTGTGTACGCCGTGGGAAGGTCGAGTCCTCGCGCTGGATGACAGTTACGACGGTGACTATCCGATCGATGGCACACTGGATGACGCGCGGGCTGAAGGGTTGTTTCATCCTCGATGCCGACACGCTTATGGGCTGTATGTTCCTGACCTGATGGACGGATCGGGTGACGGCATTGACGAGAACAACGCGGACGATTTTCAAGATTGAAAATGTTTCTAGTATTTACAACTAGCATTCGTTTATACTTTGATTAACGAGACAAGCAAAGAGGAGTGTTGGACATGGACAAGTTGACAGCATACGTGGCTTCGCGACTACCGGACGAGGACTTAGGCGTTATTGACACTGTGGTAAGCGACATTCAGCGGCAGATCGACGGCACTGATACGGAAAAAGTCAGCTTCATTGAGTGCAACGGCGTGGTTATCACGATCGAAGAAGCGAAGAAAGCGCTGGAAGACTAGCATGATTGTCCTACGCGCTGACACTAAACGGGCGGCGAATCGTCTGACGGGACGTAAAACACGGAAAGGGGTAAACACGAAATGAAAATGAACCGGAACTGGCTCGAGAGTGGCTTCACGCTATTTTTCAACGCTGACGCGGGTGCGGCTGGTGGCGGAGGTGGCGCTGGCGCGGGTGCAACAGGCGGGACTGATGGCGCTGGCACAACTGGCGGGGCAGGACAAGGGACGGGTGACGGCGGCACGGGAGCCGGAGCGGACAAAACCTTCACACAGGCAGAGATCGACAGGATTGTCGCCGATCGACTAGCCCGCCAGAAGGGACAGTTCGCGGATTATGACGACCTGAAGACGAAAGCCGCCGAACTGGAAGCCCTGAAGCAGTCGCAGATGACTGAACAGGAGAAGATCGCGGCCCACGCAAAGGAATTGGAAACGCAGATCGCTGAACGCGACCGGCAGATTGCCGAATTCACTGTGAAGTCAATCAAAACGAATGTGTTGGCGGAAATGGGCATTCCGGCACACTTCGCGGATCGCGTCTTCGGCTCAACCGAAGCGGAGATTCGCGCGGACGCCGAAGCATTCAAGCAACACCTGACACCAGGACAGCAGGGGCAGAAACCTGTTGGCGGGGCTTCTAATCCTGGGAGCGGCGCTGGTCAGCCCGTGGACTTTCGCACGGCATCAAAAGATCAGGCGGCAGCGAAACTTTCGGAGTATGGTATCCGCATTTAGTTCGGCGCTTAGAAACATCATTCGAAAACTAGGGGTGAAGTAGATTGTCTATCAACGCATTTCCGGCAGAGATTCAAGCGATCGTCCAAAACGGAATTCTCGACCGGATGTACCAGGAAGCACTCACACCAGCGCTGCTGTATCGCAATCTAGCCACGCAACGCCCATTCCAGGCGAACTTAGGCGAAATTGTGACATTCACGCGAACCGGTCTTCTACTTCCTGCGACTACGCCGCTCACTGTTGGGACTGACCCGACAGCGGCGAACTACACGATCGAGCAGTATAGCATGAGCCTGAACAGCTACGGAAACGCGATGGATACCAACATGCTATCCAGCCAGATCGCGCTTGCGTCGAAGTTCTTGGAGGACAATCAGAAGCTGGCCTTCAACGCGGCGCATTCGCTGAACCATTTGGTTCGCGACAAATTGTACAACGCGTATTTGAGCGGGAACACTCGCGCTGTAGGCGCTGGCGCGGCGGCCACGGCGCTGATCGTGGACAACGTGAACGGATTCACCTCGCAGATGCTTGCTGGACCTGATGGAAAGTACGGCTTGCCAGTGCCGGTCAGCGCATCGAACAAACTGCCGATCACGGTGAATGGAGCCGCCGTGAATGTGACGGCTGTGAATACCGGAACGAAGACGCTGACGCTGGACGCCGCAGTTACATGGGCTGACGGGGATCCGGTTGTGGCAACGAACGCGCCGACGATTGTGCGTCCTGGCGCGAAGACGACGAGCCAGAAACTGACCAGTTCGGACACGATCGCGTTGACGAACTTTACGGCTGCGGTGGCGAAACTTCGCCAGAACAACGTCCCGACAGTTGGCGGGTACTATGTGGCCCACATTGACGCGATTACTGAACAGCAGTTGTTCGGCGACGCTGACTTCAAACAGGCATTGCAGGGCCGCGAAGATTCTCCGGTGTGGCGTGACTTGTCAATCGGCCGGTTCGCTGGCATCGACTGGGTCCGCAATACCGAAGCGCCGACGATTGCCGGTGCATCTGGCGTGACTGTTCGGCAGCCGATCCTCATGGGCGGCGATTGCATCATCGAAGGTCCGCTGCAAGGCTATGGTCAGCTTCTGTCGTCCACGGGCGTCGATCGTCCTGGCCTTGTAACGATGGTCGGCGGAATCGCTATGATTCACCGTCCGCCTATCGACCGTATGCAACAGGTTATCGGCTCGGCATGGCT